GGCCGACAGCGTCTTCGACGACATCAGCAGCGAGACTGCTGCGGATGTTGAGGATGAAGGCGACGATTTCCTGAGCTGATGAGGAGACGAGGGGCCTACGGGCCCCTCTTTCTATGCGCATATCAATAGACTTTGAGACGTACTCCGAGTGCGACATTCGGAAGGCAGGCGCCTACGCCTACGCCGACCACCCCACCACCGAGGTTCTCTGCCTAGCGTGGGCCATCGACGACGAGGCCCCGCAACTCTGGCTACCCGGAGACCCCAAACCTCAAAGGCTCCTAGCTGCAATCGAGGACGGCGCTGAGGTGTGGGCCTGGAACAGCTTCTTTGAGATGTGCGTCTGGAACCTTGTGCTGCGCTGGCCCGAGTTCCCGATTGAGCAGTGGCGCGACACCGCCGCCATGGCCGCAGCCCAGGCCTACCCCCGGGCGCTTGGAAAGTGCGGCGCGTTTATGGGCCTGGAGGGCGACGCGGCGAAGGACAAGCGCGGGAAGCTGCTGATCCAGCGCCTGTGCAAGCCCTACCGTGGCAAGCGCCAGCAGGACGCGCTGCTGCTGCAAGAGCTTTACGACTACTGCTTGCAGGACGTAGTGGCCGAGCGCGAGATACGCCGCCGCCTGCGCCAGCTCCAGAAGGCAGAGCAGGACCTGTGGGTCGTTGACCAGCGCATCAACTGGCGCGGGGTCCGGCTCGATACCGACAGCATCGGCCACGCCCTGGCCCTCATCGACACTGTCTCAGACCAGCTCAACGCCAGGGTGCGGAAGATCACCGGCCACGCCCTGCTGTCCACCGCCAGCCGTGCCAAGACGCTGGAGTGGATCGCGTCCAGGGGCTACCGCATGGAGGGTTATGACAAGCCGGCGGTGGCCGCCGCCATCGAGGACGAGGCCTGCCCGCCCGAGGTGCGCGAGCTGCTGGTGATCCGCCAGGCTATGAGCCGAGCGAGCACAAAGAAGTATCAAGCTATGTCCGACGTGCTCGGCCAGGATGGTCGGGCCCATGGGGTCCTTGTCTACCACGGCGCTGCCACCGGCCGCTGGTCTGGCCGCCACTTCCAACCTCAAAACCTCCCACGGCCCACCGTAGACGTTGATCCCGTCATCGCTGCCCTTCCCTCCCGGGACCCTGACGCCATCCCGGGCGAGCCCATGGAAGCCCTGGCGTCATGCCTGCGGGGGATGCTGGTGCCTAGCGAGGGTCACCGCTTGGTCGCCGGGGACTTCGCCAGCATCGAGGCGCGCACGCTGGCGTGGATGGCGGAGCACGGCACCGTGCTCGATGCGTTCAGCCGAGGCTTGGACATCTACAAGGTGACCGCCTCAGAAATGTTTGGCACGCCCTACGGCAAGGTCGATAAGGACCAGCGCTTTCTGGGCAAGGTCGCAACCCTGGCCCTTGGCTACCAAGGCGGGGTCATGGCCTTCAGCAAGATGGCTCAGGCCTACGGCACCGACGTGGACGAGGCCACGGCCATGAAGGTCCGCGATGACTGGCGCGCGTCGAACAAGCCCATCGTCACCCTCTGGGCCGAGGTCGAGCGCGCAGCGGTCAAGGCCGTGCAGCACGGCGGCGTAGCCGAGACACGTTGCGGCGCCTGGAAGGTCATCAAAGATGACCTGCTCTTCAAACTGCCAAGCCGCAGAGTGCTCAGTTTCCCCAAGGTGAAGCTGGAGAACGGCCGCCTGTCCTATGAGGGGCACAACAACAAGACCTTCCAGTGGGGAACCATCCAAGCCTACGGGGGCTCGCTGGTGCAGAGCATCACGCAAGCCATCGCCCGTGACCTGCTGGGGGCTGCGGTCATGCGTCTTGAGAAGGCTGGCTACCCGGTGGTGCTCACGGTCCACGATGAGATTGTGGCCGACGTGCCGAAGGGCCACGGCAGCCTGGAGGAGTTTGAGCGGCTGATGTGCGAGCTGCCGCCCTGGGCCAAGGGCCTGCCGGTGAGCGCGGAGGCCTATGAGGCGGAGCGCTACCGCAAGTGAGAGAGTCCGCCATCGAGAAGGCGGTCACGGCTCACGCCAAAAAGAACGGCTGGCTCAGCTTCAAGTGGGTGTCGCCGAGCCAGCGGGGCGTCCCCGACCGCCTGTTCTTCAAAGCCGGGGAGCTGGTCATCGTCGAGTTCAAGGCCCCGGGCAAGAAGCCCACGCCCTACCAGCTCGCGATCCACCGCCAGCTCGCAAGTGTGGACCATTTTGTACACATCGTTGACGACATCGACCAAGGGAAGGCCCTGCTGTGTTGAACGAAACCAACCTCCACCCCTACCAGCGGCGAGCCATCGAGTTCATCCGCCACAACCCCAGGGCCGCGCTCTGGATCGACATGGGCCTGGGCAAGACGGTGACCACCCTCACCGCCCTGGTCGATCTCCTGCGCGACGGCAGGGTGCGCCAGGCGCTGGTTATCGCACCACTGCGCGTGGCGCAGCACACTTGGCCAGCGGAGGTGCGTGAGTGGGAGCACCTGCAAGGGCTGGAGATCACCGTCGCCGCTGGGCTCTCACCCAAGGCTAGGCAGGAGGCGGTCGAGTCCGGCGCCCCCATCACCGTAATCAACCGGGAGCAGATTCCATGGCTAGCGGATCATTTTGGTCAGGCGTGGCCCTTCGACGCCGTCGTCATCGACGAGTCTTCCAGCTTCAAGAGCCACGCCAGCAAGCGCTGGAAGGCGCTGCGGAAGGTGCTGGGGAAGATCGAGCGCATGGTGCAGCTCACTGGGACGCCGGCGCCCAACAGCCTGCTGGAGCTGTGGCCCCAGGTGTACCTGCTCGACGGCGGGAAAAGACTTGAGAACACCCGGGGGAAGTTTCTTGAGAAATACTGCCGCCAGGTCGGCAACCCCTCCTGGGCCCAGTGGGAGGTCCGGGGTGACAGGGTCGAAGCCATCTACAAGAAGGTGGCCGACGTGGTGCTGCGCATGTCCGCCGAGGACTACCTGAAGATGCCGAAGCGCATCGACAGCACAGTCCGCGTCACCCTCCCACCCAAAGCGCGCAAGGGCTATGCGCAGATGGAGAAGGAGTTCCTGCTGAGCGTGGACCGGGGCGAGGTGATGGCGGCCAACGCTGCGGTGCAGATCAACAAGCTGTTGCAGGTGAGCAACGGCGCGGTGTACGACTCCGAAAAGGAATGGCATGAGTTGCACACCGCAAAGCTTGATGCGCTCGACGAGATCATCGAGTCGGCCAACGAGCCGATCCTCCTCGCCTACCACTACAAGTCTGACCTTGAACGCCTGCTCGACCGTTACCCCCAGGCGGAGGTGCTGGGCACCGACCCTCAAACCATCGAGAGCTGGAACGACGGCATGATCAGCCTGCTCCTGGCCCACCCCGCTAGCGCCGGCCACGGCCTGAACCTACAGCGTGGCGGCTCGGTCATCGTGTGGTTCGGGCTCTCATGGTCGCTGGAACTCTATGAACAATTTTGCGCACGTTTGCACCGCCAGGGTCAGAAAAAGCCCGTCCGCGTCTACCACATCCTGGCCGACACGGGCGCGGACCACGCCGTGTATGAGGTCTTGAAAAACAAAAGCGCGACCCAAAGTTCTCTTTTACGTTTCGTTGCGAAATTAAGGGATGACAAAGGGGCAAGAGGGTCCTAGTATTTACAACAAATAGTGGTGAAGAGCAGAAATGGAAGAGTTTGAAGTACGGCTAGCACAAGCGTGCAGGGAGAACGTAGACATACCGCCTCATGGGAAGGGTCAGCAGACCTACCTTGCGGAGAAGATGAAGGTGAGCCAGGAGGCGGTGCGGAAGTGGTTTGCCGGCGAGAGCCGGCCGAAGCAGCCCACCATGCGCAAGATGGCCAGTGTGTTGAACGTGGACTATGTCTGGCTTGCGCTGGGCACCAGCCACGGGGAGATCGAGAAGCGCCGCGCAGCGGCAGGCAGGCAGGACTCGGCGGTGTATGCGCTGGCCGGCTACATCATCGAGAAGGGCTACAACATGGCTTTCGCTACTGCCGACTCGGACCATGACATAGACGCCATCGGCCACGGTGTTCACAGGGTGATTGTGGTGAGAGCCGCCTCTGTGGAGGCCCGGAACAAATGGACCGCGCGGTTTCCACTGGCGACCATGGAGCTGGCTAACATCGCAGCCTTTAGGCGGAACGACGCCCTATACGCGTATGACTTCATTTGGCTCACCGCGCAGGAGCTAACCGAGCACGGCTTTAGGGAGGGAAATGACATCTGTGTGGACCTGCGTTTCAACCCGAAGACAAACAAGTACACCCTGGGCGGCAAGCCCATGATCAAGTTTCTGGACCAATACTAGGAGAGAGCCATGAGGCCCTACATGAAGATGGACGAGCTGGCGGAGGTGATGGGCATGAGCCCCAAGGGAGTCGCCAACGCTATTAGCAGGGGCACCTTCCCGGTGCCCACCTACCGCCTCGGCAAAGCGCGCGTCGCTGACCGCGCCGTTGTGGAGGCATTCTTTGAAGCCAAGCGCGCTGAAGGTTTGGCTGCGATTACAACTAAAGGTTGAGGAAACAACATGGAAATCAAACGCGACATGGTGAACAACCCGCCGCACTACAACCACGGCGGCATCGAGTGTATCGCCTATCTGGAAGACAACCTGGGCAAGGAAGGCTTTGAGTTCTATTGCGAAGGGAATGTGAAGAAGTACCTGCACCGCTGGCGCTACAAGTCCACCGACCCGGAGAAGCAGGTCGAGGACTTGCGCAAGGCCGCCTGGTACTTAGGGAAGCTCATAGAGAGTCGAGTATTTTCTCGGGCGAAAGATGGGTATACCGTCGAAGCATGTTGATGTCCCGGTGGCCGCTGAACACGGCCACCGACATCGTGTCCAGGCCGCGCTCAAAGAGCCTGGAGACACCCTCATGGCGAAGGTCATGCCAGCGGATGTCTTCCAGGCCGGCGGCGTCCCTGGCGCGCTGGAAGGCCGTGGAGACGCTGCGGCCATCGAAGGGGAATATCTCGTCAGCGATACGCGGCTGGCGCTCGATGATCTCCACAGCCTCGGGCAGGAGCGGAACCCGCTGGTCCCGCTTCTGCTTGGGGTGCTTACGCTGGCGGATGATCACCGTCCGCCCGTCCTCGCTCAGGTCTGACCAGCGGATGCGGGTCACCTCCCCAAGCCTCATAGCCGTATGGATTGAGAACCAAATAAGGTCTTCGATAGGGAAGATCGTACTAGCGTGCTCAAGGATAAGGCCCACCTCCTTGTCGCTCACCCGGCGGTCCCGCTCCTGGCTCTCAGCGATCACGCCCAAGCGCTTCAGCGCCAGCATGGCCTGCTTGTAGTCGTCGATCTTAGGTTGTGCGCCCCACATAGCCTCTGCGGTTTGCAGCACCACCCCGATGTAGATCATGTCCTGCATAACCGTAGCGGGCGCTGCGGCGCGCGAGGTGGCCCACTGGGCCAGGGTTTGGGTCGTCATCTCGCGCAGCTCAAGGTGCCCCAGTTCGGTTTTGAGGCGGTGCAGGAGCGCGACCTTGCTGCGGCCAAACTTGCGGATGGCCCCGATCTCTATAAGGTAACGGTCGGTGATGCGCCCGAAGGTCTGCCGGTCCTCGCGCCACTCGCCGGCGGCGATGTCGGACTCGGTTTGTGCGATCCACTTCTGGGCCAGAGCCTTCTTAGGGAAGGTCTTGCTGATGGCCGGGTGGCCCTTCTTGCGGACAAGGGCTCGGTAGGTGGCGCCGCGCTTTTGAATGGTTCCCATTGGTACACTCCCTGGTACAGTTCTTGGGAGCATTATGAGGAAGAAACGTGACAAATCAAGCACTTTGGTGCAGCTTGGTACGAAACAGAATGGAGTTAAGTGATTGAAAACAAACAAATTGATCTCAGTCGCGCCGATGATGGCTTTGTGCGATTACCTTTTAAATCAATTACTTAGGGCCGCCAGGTGCTGTATTGGTACAGTTGGCGCTATTCGCTAGTCACTTTGACGATGAAGGTCATCAGGAAGATGGTGCCAGCGAGCAGCACTGCGATGGCCAGGCCGATCATGCTGTTGTTCACCAGAGCCTTGCGCTTGCGGATTTGGTTGTAGACCGCTTTCTCCCGGTCGGCCTTGATCTTCTTACGCAGCGCGATCATCTCACGCCACGCCTCCTGACCATAAGCGTACAGGATAATCTCGCGCAGCTCCTTCTCCTGGGCCATGGCCTTGCGCTTGGCCGCGAATATCTCTATGGCCTCCTGCTCTACGCTCTTGGCGTTGGTCAGCTTGCGGAACAGCGGAGGGTTTTTGATCTGCCGCTCTGCCTCGTTGAGGTCAGAGACTGCGCCAAACCAGGCGCTCAGTTGGCCGACGGTGTCCTCAAGCTCGCGCCCCGCAGCCACCATGGCCTTCACAGCCGCAAAGGACTTGGAGGCAACGCCAATAGCTAGGCCGATCTCGATCATGGCGTTGCCCCCTCATGCGGTCTT